AGAAACTTGCGCGAATCACTGGCTGCAAGTTTCTTCAACGGCGCTTTCTCCACTACGACCGTGGCCGATTCGCAGGTGTTGTGCTACTCGGCGCATACCTCCGATGTGGGCGGGTCCAATCAGGGTAATGCCGGTTCATCGGCATTCTCTCCCGCCGCCGTGGAAGCTACCCGCAGGCTGATGATAAAGTTCAAGACCAACCGGGACAATATCACCACCCACTTCCCCGATACGCTGATTGTGCCTACCGAACTGGAAGAATCGGCTATGACGCTGATTAAGTCCACGAAGGAAGTCAACACCGCCACGAACAACATCAACTTCCACCAGGGCAAATACAAGTTGGCCGTGTGGCATAATTGGCTGTCCAGCGGGTCCACCGCCGCCACCGCCGACTGGTTCATGGTGAACTCGAAGCTGATGAAGAAGTTCCTCAAGTTCTACGAATGGAACCCCGTTGAGTTCTTCTATGCCGGAGAGATAGACACCATAACCTCGAAACACGCGGGGTATATGTCCTGCAACGTCGGTTCACCGGCATGGCACTTCTGCTATGGACATAACATCTCTTAAGTGACAGAGATTCCCCTGCCGCGCACTATTGCCGGCAGGGATTCATCAAGTGATAGGAGGGATACCATCATGGCAGTAAAACGTACGCCAACAGGTAGGCCAGTAGGCAGACCGCCGAGAGTGCCGATAAGCCCCGGCGAGGCAGACAGGCGACGCGCAGAGATAGCAAGTAAGCGCGAATACCTTGAAAGCCTAAAGACCGGGAAAAGCTTGGACGATGGCACAACGGCCATGAAGGTGGAGAACATAGATATCGGGGCACTTGAGAAGCAACTTGAGCGGGACGAAAGGGCACTAGAGTACCTCGGGCCTAAAGAAGGGACGGCGGCGGAGAAGCACAAAGCTCAAATAGACTTCGACCAAGCCAAAGAGTATATCTCAAAGCATGGGCTTACTATCGCCGAGATGGGTATGTACCCGAAGCCCGATAACCCGGAGAAAGACGCTAACTATAGCCGGGCAGTAGAGAAAGCGGTAGTAAACGAAGTCGGGAACCCTGAATTCAAGCGTATGTGCGACCAGCTCAAATGCGCCGCCGCGAAACTGGACCCCGACAACCCCGAACTACGCAATGTAAATAAATGCAGACAGGAGAGGTAAAATGAAAAAGATTCTTGGCCTTACCGCTGTACTGGTAATGTTTGTAACCTTTGCCGTGCTGACGGAGAAGATAACCTTTGCAAGGGTTACTAGCAGCGCCGACGACCGGGACGTATGGTGCGTCGGTGTCAGCGGCGCGGAAGTATGCGTTGATTCTTCTGGTAACTTTATCCCCACTACCGATGATAATGTTGATCTGGGAACGTCCAGCCTTCAGTTCAAGAATATCTACATAGACGGCACCGCTTATGTGGACGCGATAAGCAACGAGGGCGCGACTACCGGCACTACTGCCGCGTTCAGTGGGACGCTATCGGCTTCCAGTTCTACGTTTACCGGCGGGTTACTTATGTCCGCAAGGACAATCGCCCAACTGGACGCACTTACCCCTACTGCCACTTACCAAATGTATGTATGCTCTGATTGCATTGTGGATAATATAAACACTGCACTTGTTATATCTACTGGTGTAGGTAAGGGTGCTTTCGTGTATGTTAGCTCCACTAATGTACACGCTGGTGATATTACTGCCCAGTAAAGGAGACATATGAAGATACAGACGAAATTGGCGTTACTTATCGTAACCGCTTCTGTCGGCCTGGTCTTTGCGGCAGGGAGACAATCTCCATTCGTTACGAAGATAGCGAGAAATGACGGTGATAGCAGGGCTGGTTTCAGTGTTTCCGTGACTACTACCGCCTGGACTACGGTTTTATCAAGTGATGTCCGTAGAAGGTACGCTGTGATACACGGAACTGGAACTGCTATGCTTGAGATATGCTTGTCTACAGTTTCTGCTAGTGCTACAACTTGCTCAGCTACTACCGATGGCAGGCATATGCCGAATATCGGTATAGTTATAGAGGACTACAACGAAGCACCGTTGTACGCCAGGAGTGTGGCTAGTAGTGCAATAATAGCGGCTACACCCGTATCTCTGTACGGCGAATATCAATATGATTCTACCGATAGTTCAGATTTTCAGTAACCTTTTAATGATGTAGTTGTAAGATATGCGGAGGGCCAGTATGAAGAGAGCCTTGATACTTGGGGCCTTAATACTGGCCTCGATAATAAACCCGATTAGCGGGATTTCCAAAACAGCCAGTGAATTGATTAGTACGGCACGGATTCTAGGGCGAGATCCCTCCGCTTTGGGCCGTGTCCGCTTTTCTGATACTCAAATCCTTGACTTCATCAATGAAGGTCAGCGCGACACCATAGCCGGTACGCTCTGTATCCGCAAGGAATACACGTTCGACACCAGCAGCGGGACCGCGTATTATCCCATGCCCGGCGATTATATCCGCATGGACAGGTTGCTTTCAGACGGTGAGCGCCTTGAAGAGAAATCTCCGTTAAAACTGGACCAGGAATCAACCACCTGGGAAACCGACACCGGCCCGCCTACCAATTACTTCACCAATTTTTCAAGCAGGACTAAAATAGGATTCCATCCTTATCCCGTAACTGGCGGGTCCACGTCAACTATAAAGGCTGAGTATTACGCGCAGGTGTATGACCTTTCCACGTCCAGCACCCCGTTCAACTCCATAACTGAATTCATCCCGTATCAGCAAATGCTGGCATACTACGCGGCGGCGCAGATGTTATACATAGACGGGCTTGCAAATGCCGCTGACAGGTACATGCAACGCTATTCGGCATACCGGGCGGAACTCATGGAATATTGCCGGAACAAGAACGCTCTACCGAATAAACAGGCGGCGAAATGACCAGATACCTTATAATCCTGTTGTTATTTTCCACCAGGCAGATATACGCGGGGACAGTATCCGATTTGATAGGTGATGTACGGACAATGGGCATGGACCCCGCATTTACCGGGCAGGAACTGTTTACCGAGCGGCAAGTGACAAATCTGCTCAATGAGGCGCAGAAAGACACGATCAGTAATACGCTCTGTATCCGGGAAGCCTACGTCTTTGACACCAGCTCGGGGACAGTGTATTATAACTTGCCTTCAAATTTCATCCAGATTGACCGGGTATTATCGGATGATCAGCGGTTAGAGGAAAAGTCCCCTGCTAAGTTGGACCTGGCTTCAAGTGAATGGGAAACGATTACCGGGGAACCTGTTAATTTCTTTGTCAACTTTTCCAGTCGGACAAAGATCGGGTTCTATCCATATCCGGTGACGAACACCACGACCACTACTGTAAAGGTGGAGTATTACGCGCGGGCCGATGTTATAACGTCCAACGCCGTTCAATGGCATAACCGAGTTTACGCCGTTCCACCCCATGCTTGCATACTTTGCCGCCGCGAGAATGTTATACGTTGTCGGCATGGCGGCTGAAGGTGACAGGTATATGCAGCGGTACATGGTTAATCGGGCGCTTTTTGGTGAATATTGCCGGGCGCGACCGGGGTATAGCCCGAATGTCAACGTGGCCCCGAATCGTTAAATGGTATGTATGAAATATTTACTCTTTACACTGTTATTCTTCTTCACTCCCGCATATTCCCAGGCGCAGGACGGGATAGAGATATTCCACGTTCCTAACTTCCAGGGCGGGGTAATCACCCGCTACAATCCGGCTTTAATTCCCGATAATAGCGTCCAGTGGGCGCGAAATGTTTATTTCGATCAGTTAGGCGTTACCCGCCGGAATGGGTTCTCGCAGTTCAATTCTAGTGTCTTTACTGATGAAAAGTCCGTGCGCGGGGCGTGGCCCTATACCGCTTCAGACGGCACCGCCTACGTTTTGGCGCTATCCAGCCAAACTATCTATAAAGCCACGTCTATAGGCGTGTTTGAGGCCATTCCGGGCCTTTATAGCCTGTCCACTGTAAACGACATGGACGCAGTAGCTTATTTGGGTAAAATATGGTTTGCCAATGGCGTGGATTCAATGGCCTATTGGGACGCAACCAGCACCAAGACGGTTACAGAGGGACCGCTAGGCAACCTCATAGATGGTTGGCGCAACCGGATAGTAACGGCTGGCGTAGCCGGCAGTCTGTCCTATGTTTACATGTCAAAGGCGCTGGATGGTGAAGAATGGACCACCGGGCCGACCACCAGCATAGATCCCGTTGCTTTAGCCTTTGGCGGGGAGAACGCAAAGCCCATTAAATGCCTATATGCCGGGTTCAAGGACTTCCTATTTGTCGGCAATGATGATGAAATATACGGCGTTTACGGATTCGGGCGCAATGATTTCATAGTCAGGACTATCTCGCGGGAAGTGGGCTGTATTGAAGATAGGAGCATACAGGAGAAGGACGGCGCATTATTCTGGATGAGCCGCCGGGGTATTGAGAAGATGACCAGCGGGAGTATCGAGCCGCAATTTTCCGGGGTCAAGAATATCTTTGATACGCTCATAGGCAATACAGCGGTAGGCCGGAACAAGATTTACACTACGCAGGCGCATTGGGAGGCTGGTAATCTGCAAGTTAGCGGTCCCGGCGCAAAGATATCGGCTACTATCTCGCCGGGGTCTCTTGTACCTTCCACATGGACGCATACGGATACCACGGCGGAAGATTGGAGTACAGGCACATTGGTTAATATTTCAACCACGCAAGTTAGTGGGGATATACAGATAACAAGTAATTCCTATTCAGTGCTTGATGATTTTAATGATACTTCTTCATCGTGGACGATTGTAGCCAATACAGATGCCAATACCCGGCCATTATCGGTAGAAGGTGGAACAACCGCATTTAGTGCAAATGGCACAAACGGCACTTGCGGCAATGAGGATTCTCTAGGCGGGGTTGGTAGATTCTGTATGTATTGTTCACCCGCGACTTCAATATGTCCGAGCGGAGACGGGAATCAGAAACTATATTATTCAACGTCCGCATATTCATACGGAAAGTGGGGATTAACTGCTAGGACGGTTGACCGTTCCGGCGGGCAATTAGGGACAATCCTTAAATATTATTTTATATCGTCTACGATAGATACGGCTACCACGTCTGGTTATTATTTTGAATTCAATACTTACAATATGCGTGAGAGGATTGTCCGTGTAGAGTCCGGTTCTGAAACGCAAGTAAGTTCTGTTACATTGCAGAATGTAACAGGCGCATATAGCAGTTGTGATTTCGTGATTACGCGTAATTTAAATGGCGATTTTTCCGTAACATCCTCAACAACTACGGGATTCTCCGGGAATGCCTGTGCTGCGGGACCATTAACTGGGACAGATACCACTATAACATCAACATCTGGTTACCAATTTTTTCATATATTTCTATATGACATTCCATATGCCAGCGTATATGGGATGAGCATTGATAATCTTTTTTTTGGCGGATATAATTCATCCGGTACATTCACGTCATCGATATTCGACACTACTTTTCCAACGCCTATCGGCGGGCCGTTCTC